AGTGTGATAATTGAGAAACGTGCGTCAGGTGCGTCACTGATCCAAGAGCTGCGTCGTACAGGCATACCTGTACAAGATTATACCCCAACTAAAGGTAACGATAAGATCTCAAGGCTTAACTCTGTAGCGGACATATTCGCGTCAGGGATGGTCTGGGCGCCTGATACGCGGTGGGCGGATGAGTTAATAGATGACGTTGCGTCGTTCCCTGCAAACATGCATGATGATACTGTTGATACAGTAAGTATGGCACTATTACGTTTTAGGCAAGGAGGCTTTGTACGAACGCATTTAGATGAACCCGAAGAAGAGCGATACTACAGAAAAAAAGTATCTTACTATTGATGTTGGACAACATATACTGATATGATGACATCGTGGACATAATCATAGGAGAGTCATCGTGCAATATATAACAAGAAGCGAAGCGAAAAAACAAAACTTACGTAGGTACATCACAGGAATCCCATGCGTTAATGGTCATGTAACAGAACGAGTAACTATAAACGGATCATGTGTAGGTTGCATTAGCGAAAGATCAAAGCGTAAGTGGGCTGCAGGAGAAGTGCAACGAGCGGTACGTAGAGACGAGACCAATAAGAAATGGAATGCCAGCAATAAAGGGAGGTCATCGAAACAGCGGTGGAAAGAGAAAGACCCAAAACGTGCGTGGTGTGTATCTGCGTGTGGCGGGGCAAAAAAACGAGCGGCAGACAAAGGATTAGAATTTAATCTAACATATACATATCTACTCAGTATATGTCCTGATAAATGTCCAGTATTTAACGTTGATTTTATGTTTATAGGTAACAAACAGATGAACAGTATCAGTCCATCTATAGACAGGCTAGACCCAACAAAAGGTTATGTTGAAGGTAATGTGGTGATAGTATCACTAAAGGCCAACGCAATAAAAAATGCTTATGGATCTAAAGATATATATGCTGTTGCAGAATGGCTACATAATTTAGGATATTAATACGAGGACCCGACATGGCAATTGATAAATCGTTATACCAAGCCCCGCAAGGCATTGGCTCATTACCTGAAGAACCCGACTTAGAAATCGAGATTGAAAATCCAGACGATGTCACTTTGACTATTGGCGGCATTGAGATTGATCTTATGCCTGACAGAGACACATCGGAAGATTTCAACGCTAACTTAGCGGAAGAAATGGATGAGAAAGATCTGCTAACCTTAGCAGGTGACTTAATAGCAGACTTTGAAGACGACATTGCATCCAGAAAAGACTGGATGCAGACATACGTTGACGGTATTGAGCTGTTGGGTATGAAGATTGAGGAGCGCTCTGAGCCGTGGGAAGGTGCTTGTGGGGTGTATCATCCACTATTAAGTGAAGCGTTGGTGAAATTCCAAGCTGAAACCATGATGAGTACGTTCCCTGCAGCAGGCCCGGTTAAAACTCAGATTATTGGTAAGGAAACACAAGACAAAAAAGAAGCAGCGGTACGTGTTCAAGATGACATGAACTACCAGTTGACTGACGAGATGACCGAATTTAGGCCAGAACATGAGCGTATGTTGTGGGGTTTGGGTATGTCAGGTAATGCGTTCAAGAAAGTGTACTTTGATCCGCATTTAGATCGCCAAGTATCGGTGTTTGTGCCGGCTGAAGACCTCGTTGTGCCTTATGGTGCGATGAATTTAGAGCAAGCAGAGCGTGTGACTCACGTAATGCGTAAAACTGAGAACGATTTACGTCGTTTACAGGTGGCTGGATTCTATAGAGACGTTGATTTGGGTGAACCAGACAACGTTTTGGATGAAGTTGAAAAGAAAATCGCGGAAAAAATGGGTTTTAGAGCGACATCTGACGACCGATACAAGGTGTTGGAGATGCACGTTGACCTAGATTTACCGGGTTTTGAGCACGAAGATGACGGTGAACCAACCGGTATTGCCCTACCTTACGTTGTTACATTAGAAAAAGGCAGCAATACCATCTTAGCAATTAGAAGAAACTGGGAAGAAGGCGATGAAACATACCAAAAACGTCAGCATTTTGTCCATTACGGCTATGTGCCGGGTTTTGGTTTTTACTGTTTCGGTCTTATTCATCTCGTTGGCGCTTTTGCTAAATCTGGTACTTCTCTTATCAGACAGCTTGTGGACGCAGGTACATTGTCTAACCTCCCGGGTGGCTTCAAAGCTAGAGGAATGCGGATTAAAGGGGATGATACCCCGATAGCGCCGGGCGAATGGCGTGACGTAGACGTACCAAGTGGTGCGATGAGAGACAACATCATTCCGCTACCCTATAAAGAGCCTAGCCAAACGTTAATGGCGTTGTTGAACCAGATTGTAGACGAAGGTAGACGGTTTGCTAACGCCGCTGACCTACAAGTTGCGGATATGTCAGGCCAAGCGCCGGTTGGTACCACGCTGGCTATTTTAGAGCGTACGTTAAAGTCGATGAGTGCGATTCAAGCGCGTATCCACTACAGCTTTAAGCAAGAGTTGATCCTACTAAAAGGGATTATTGCTGCGTATGCGCCTGAAGACTACAACTACGAACCAGATACAGGCAATAGAAAGGCTAAACGGTCTGATTATTCTATGGTTGATGTTATTCCGGTATCTGATCCGAACGCCTCAACAATGGCACAGAAGATTGTGCAGTATCAAGCAGTATTACAGCTGGCACAGCAGTCGCCTCAAATCTACAACATGCCATTGTTACACCGTCAAATGCTAGACGTTTTGGGTATTAAAGACGCTCAGAAGCTAGTACCGATGGTTGAGGACATGAAGCCGCTAGACCCAATCACAGAGAATCAAAATGTGTTGGCGATGAAACCGGTTAAAGCGTTCTTGACTCAAGACCATCAGGCACATATCCAAGTGCATATGGCGGCTATGCAAGATCCTAAAATTCAGCAATTGTTGCAAGGTAACCCAGCAGCACCGCAGATTGCTGCAGCAGCTCAAGCGCATATTGCTGAGCATTTAGGTTTTGAGTACCGCAAACAGATTGAACAACAGTTAGGTTTTGCACTGCCACCACAAAAAGATGAGTCAGGTGAAGATATTCACATGGACCCTGAAGTGGAAGCTCGATTGGCACCGTTATTGGCGCAAGCAGCGCAACAGTTGTTGCAGAACAATCAAGCGGAAGCTGCACAAAAACAAGCACAACAGCAAGCACAAGACCCGTTAGTTCAGATGCAGATGCAAGAGTTACAGTTGAAAGCGGCTGAGCAACAGCGTAAAGCACAGAAAGACCAAGCTGACATTCAGCTGAAAGCTCAACAGTTACAGGTCGAGCGTGAACGTATTGCAGCTCAAGAGCGTACAGCGGCTCAGACTAACAAAACCGCAGCATTGAAATCAGCGGCTGAACTAACCGCTAAACGCGACGGTGACGCAGCTAGATTGAAAGTTGACGCGCTTAAATCGGCTGCACAAGTGACTGAGCAGAAGCGTAACAGTAACCAGAAGATGGCTATAGATGCACTGAAAACAGCGGCTACGCTGGAAGCACAAACGAAGAATAAACCGACAAAAGGTGAATAATGAACGCATTTGACTTGTTGATTCAGCAAATCAACGAAGAAGTTAACTTGATTCAAGACGCTATCTGCCACGGGAAGGCGGATAGTTTTGACGAATATAAACGACTCTGCGGTGAGGTACGGGGACTACTCATTGCTAGAGAAATAACTGAAGTCCTTAGAACTAGAATGGAGAACTCAGATGACTGAGATATTACTGGCTACAAACCCCAGTAAACCGCAAGTAGTTGGTGCTGTTAACATGGAAGCCACGCCTGAAGAGAAAGCAAGCCAATTACCTAAACCATCGGGTTACCGCATCTTGTGCGCTATTCCTGAAGTAGAGAAGGAATATGAAAGCGGCATCATTAAAGCTGATGTCACTATGAAGCACGAAGAGGTATTAACCACTGTTTTATTCGTAGTTGCTTTAGGTCCAGATTGTTACCCCGAAGAGAAATTCCCTAGTGGTCCTTGGTGCAAGGTAGGTGATTTTATTTTGGTTAGACCAAACGCAGGTTCAAGACTAAAAATTCACGGTCGTGAATTCAGAATCATCAATGACGATTCTGTTGAAGCGGTAGTTGACGATCCACGCGGCATTAAAAGAGCATAAGGAGTAGAACATGGCTGAATATGAAGAATACAAATTCCCTGACGAAGTAGAAGATACAGCTACAGAAATTGAAATTGAGATCGAAGACGATACGCCGGAGGAAGACCGAGGTCGTCAACCAATGCCTAAAGAGATCGCGGATGACTTAGACCGTGACGAGTTGGAAGATTATGATGAAGGCGTTAAGCAGAAGCTGAAACAACTCAAAAAGGTTTGGCATGATGAACGCCGAGCTAAAGAACAGTTGGCGAGAGAACAAGAAGAAGCCCTATCTGTGGCAAGACGCTTGTATGAAGAAAACCAAAAGTTACGTTCAGCTTATGTTACTGGTGAGAAGGAATACATCACTACTGCACAGACAAATGCTCAAATGGAAATGGATGCAGCTAGACGCGCTTATAGAGAAGCATATGAGTCTGGGGACGCTGATGGTGTTATTGCAGCGCAAGAACAGCTTAATTTAGCGCAGCTAAAAGCAATGAGAGCGGCTAATTTAAAGGAAACCCCTTTACAAGAGCCTGAAGATATTGTACAACAGCGCCGTGAAGAACGACCTGTACAACCTCAACCTGTACAACCTGACCGTAAAGCGCAAGCGTGGCAAGAACGCAACAAGTGGTTTGGCCAAGATGAGGAGATGACAGCAGCGGCATTAGGCTTACACCAGAAGCTAGTGAATAATGGCGTTGAAGTAGGTTCTGATGAATATTACAGCACATTGGACAAGACAATGCGCACAAGGTTTAGCGAGTATTTTGGGGAACCAAAGGCAAAGCCACGTACCGTTGTCGCGCCGGCCACCCGTAGCACATCTTCAAATAAGATAAGACTTACTCAGAGTCAGGTCCAAATAGCAAAAAAGTTTGGTCTAACACCTGAGGCATATGCAAAAGAAGTTTTAAAATTGGAGAATAAATAATGGCTACTACACAAAATAGATTAACTCGCGAACTAGAAACCAGAGCATTAACGGAACGTCCTAAGCAGTGGATGCCACCGGAAGCTCTCCCGGAGCCTGACAAAGAGGCTGGTTTCGTTTACAGATGGATTCGCGTTTCAATGCTGAACAAAGATGACCCAAGCAACATATCTAAATCGTTTCGCGAGGGTTGGGAACCAGTAAGAATTGAAGAGCAACCAAAATACTCACTGTTAGCCTCTCGTGACGGTAAATATAAAGACAACATCGAGATTGGCGGCCTATTGTTATGTAAGATTCCTGAAGAATTCATGGACCAACGTAGAGCGTACTACGCCAATGCCACTGAATCTCAAGCGAGTGCTGTAGACAATAGTTTTATGAGAGAAAATGACGCACGTATGCCTTTGTTTAGGGAACGTAAATCATCAACATCCTTCGGTAAAGGTTCTTAATTTTTAGGAGATTATAATGGCTTACCCTGTTATTTCAGCGCCATATGGGTTAAAGCCCGTAAATCTTATCGGTGGTCAAGTTTATGCAGGTGCTACTCGTAGCTTACCTATCGCATACAACTACGGCACCGCTATTTACTACGGCGACCCAGTTACATTGACCTCTGGTTTTGTAACAATTGCAACACTTCCAGTTAACTCTACCAATACAATTATTGGTTATTTTGCTGGCTGTAGTTACACCAACCCAACAACTAAACAGCGTCAGTATTCACAATACTATCCAGCTAACATCACTTCTGGTGATATTACTGCGATCATTGTGGACGATCCAGATGTTGTATTGAAAGCCGTAGCTACAGCGTCAGCTGGTGTTGCTACTGTTGCTTCTTTCTCTCAACTGTTAGTTGGTGGTAACGTAGTTTGCGGTACACAAACTGGATCATCTTCTACAGGTGATTCGGCTATCGGCCTTGTTGCAGCAGCAGCTCCAGCCGCTTCTACAGCTGGTTTCCGCGTATTGAGTTTGGTTCCTGACACACAAATCACTTCAGGTGGTACATATGTTTCAGGTACAGGTACAACATCTTTAGTTGTTTCTGGTTTGCCAACTAGCACATACTTCCCAATTGGTACCGATGTTTATAACGTGGTTAACGGTCAGTTACAGTTTACAGGTTCTAGCTTAACAGCTGCATCTACAACTGCTGCAACTGCAGGTAACACCACTTTGACTGTTACAGCTTCTACTGTTGCAGTTTCAGGTACTATCGCTTTAGTTCAATCACCAGAAGCTTTGGTGAAAACAAACTTTGGCGTACACCGTTATAACATCGCTTAATAGGAGCATCTAAATGGCAATTTCACGCGCCCAGCTATTAAAAGAGTTGTTACCGGGTCTGAACGCTTTGTTCGGTTTGGAATACGCTCGTTATGGTGAAGAACATAAAGAAATCTACGAAACAGAGACTTCTGAGCGTTCTTTTGAAGAAGAAACAAAACTGTCTGGTTTCTCAGCAGCACCTGTCAAAAACGAGGGTTCAGCCCTTCAGTATGACAATGCTCAAGAAGCTTGGACTGCTCGCTACAACCACGAAACAATTGCTTTGGGCTTCAGCTTAACTGAAGAAGCTATCGAAGATAACTTGTACGACTCTTTGTCTGCTCGTTATACAAAAGCATTGGCTCGTGCTATGGCATACACCAAACAGGTTAAAGCAGCTAACGTATTGAACAACGGTTTCAACTCAGCTGTTACTGGTGGTGACGGTGTGTCTTTGTTCAGTTCTGCTCACCCATTGGTGAACGGTGGTTCAAACAGTAACATCCCATCGACTGCTGCTGACTTGAACGAAACCTCATTAGAAAATGCTGTGATTCAAATTGCTGCATGGACTGACGAGCGTGGTTTGTTGATCGCTGCTAAACCTAAAAAGTTGATTGTTCCACCAGCATTACAATTCGTTGCAACTCGTTTGTTGGAAACTGAATTACGTGTAGGTACAACCGACAACGACATCAACGCATTGAAAAACAACGGTGCTGTTCCTGAAGGTTATGCTATCAACCACTTCTTGACTGACACCAATGCTTGGTTCTTGACCACGGACGTACCTAACGGATTGAAACATTTCGTTCGTAGCCCATTGGCAAATTCAATGGACGGAGATTTTGATACTGGTAACGTGCGTTATAAATCACGCGAACGTTATAGTTTTGGTTGGTCTGATCCACTAGCTATTTACGGATCGTCCGGAAGTTAGCAATAAAATCAATAACTTAGGTTATTACTGGAAACCCGCTTCGGCGGGTTTTCTTTTGTCTGTAAGTTACCCGTGTCGTAACTAAAATCGTACGTTTACGAAAATAATAGAGCAAAACAAACAGCTAACAATAAGGAGATAGCCAATAGAGAAGAAGTTAAGGCGGCTAAAAAGGCAGCCGCCAAAGCTCTGTGGAGCGACCCAGAATGGCGGGCTAAAATGATGGAGGCTAGGGCTAAGAAAAAGTCGAATAAGCTTTTAGAATAAACCACTTGCACTTCCCATCTATTCATGTAATATGCGAGTCGAGTCTAGGATTTTTTTCTACGCCGACTGACCTAGCAGGCTCGCACAAGACGGCGTGGAATAGTGCAATTGGAGATTAAAATGGCTTTCGCTTCTCATTTAGGACCTTGGTTATTAGGTACCGTTAAAAACACAACTGGCACAATTGCCGGCACAATCCGTAATATGGGTGCTACAGAAGTAGCCCAAATGGATTCTGTAGCTTACAACGATGCAGCTACTACTCAAGCTTTTGTTTTACCAGCTGGCTCTATTATCACAGGTATTCAAATCGTTCAGACAACCAAGTTTACTGGTACTTCAGGCGTTATCACCTTGTACAACAACGGTACAGCGTTCGCTGTTACTGGTTCTATCGGCGCTGGCTCAAACAGCAACATCGCATTAAATCCGTCATCTGATGCACAAGGTGCGTTGTGGGCTAACGTAGGTTCTACTGACGCGATCATCACTTACACTATGGCGTCTAGCGGCTCATTGTCTGCTGGTGCGGGTGTATTGGTTGTTGAATACATCGTTCGTAATTCAGACGGCGCAGCTAACCCAACCTCACAACAAGCTTAATTAGTCTTGGGGAGTTTCGGCTCCCCAACTTTTAATGTAGGAGATTAATTATGGCAATGCAATATGATGTTAAAAGTAAACATCTTAGTGTGGCGGGAAGTGTGTATGCAGACAGAGCCAGACTAAAAGGTTTTTCTGTTGCTCCTGCGGTTAGCACTGCAGCTACATTTGAGTTTAGGGATGGTGGTGCTACAGGGGAAATCCTGTGCCAAATAGATGTACCAACAAACTCAAACCCAAACTCGTTTTACGTGAACATTCCCCATGAAGGTATATTGTTCCGCACAAACATTTACTTAACCTTAAGTGTAGGCTCCGTTGCCGGGATTACGGTGTTTTATGGCTAAGTCTACTTCACTAGCTGTAGGGCGAGGCGAGAAGTTACCGGTGTCTAAAGGCGCAGGATTAACTGCAAAGGGTCGAGCTAAGTATAATCGCGCAACCGGGTCTAATCTAAAAGCACCGGCACCACATCCAAAGTCAGAGAAAGACGCTAAACGTCGCAAATCATTTTGCGCACGGATGTCAGGTATGCCGGGTCCTATGAAAGATGAAAAAGGTAGGCCGACCCGCAAAGCAGCGTCTCTTAAACGATGGAACTGCAAATGACGCAATCAGTTGAGATGATTAAAGACCTTGCTATTCACGATGTAGAAATTAAACATTTACAGGATGATATGGACAATATGGTTAAAGAGATGGCTGAAATCAAAAAAAGCCTCGCTACTATAGAGTCTGTATTATCTGAAGCTAAAGGTGGATGGCGCACATTAATGTGGGTAGGTGGTGCAGGTACTACATTCGGCACAATCATTGGTTGGTTCATAGAACACACGAGTAAGTAATATGCCTAGTACCAGTAAGAAACAACGTAATTTCATGGCCGCCGCAGCTCATAATCCTGAGTTCGCTAAGAAAGCAGGTGTTCCTGTAAGCGTGGCGAAAGAGTTTAACCAAGCCGATAAAGGCAAAAAATTTAACAGAGGTGGCGACGTGGCTAACTTAAAAAAATTGTTTAAAGGTAAAGAGACTTATAAAGAAGAGCTGAAAGAAGGCAAAGCGATTAAGTCTGGCAAAATTTCTCCAGAGCAATATGCTAAAGGTGAAGAGATGGAAAAGAAAATGAAGAAAGGCGGTTGTGCTAAGCCAGCTAAGATGGCCAAAGGTGGTTGCTCTAAAATGGCTAAAGGCGGTGTGACTCGCGCTGACGGTTGTGTGACTAAAGGTCATACAAAAGGCAAAATGGTATGATGCCTTCACGGGGTATGGGTGATATAAACCCAAGTAAAATGCCCGGTAAGAAAACCATCAAACGTAAAGACGATCCGCAAGATGTCGATATGTACAAAAAAGGTGGTTGGATTAAGGACGCGATCAAAAAGCCCGGTGCGTTGAGAAAAAGTTTAGGGGTAAAAGCAGATGAGAAAATTCCTGCTAAAAAGTTAGCTAAAGCAGCTAAAGCGCCGGGTAAACTTGGCCAACGCGCTCGTCTAGCCGAGACGTTAAAGAAACTAAAGTAACTTGTATACGGAACAGTAGATGCCTGACGTAAAGATTTCCGCCCTCCCAGAAGCAACCAGTATTTTTAGTACAGATGTCGCACCAGTAGTTACTGGTGGTATTACTAAGAAAGCCTCTGCTGCGACTATTGTTAAGGCGGTTCTACCTGCGCCGGGCGCTATTGGTTCTACAACACCTGATACTGGTGCGTTTACTACGTTAAGTGCGTCATCAACTGTATCAGGTACAGGCTTTAGTACCTATATGGCTTCACCTCCAGCTATAGGCAGTACAGCGGCAAACACTGGTGCGTTCACTACGTTAAGTGCGTCATCAACTGTATCAGGTACAGGCTTTAGTACCTATATGGCTTCACCGCCGGCTATAGGCAGTACAACACCTGATACTGGTGCGTTTACTACGTTAAGTGCGTCATCAACTGTATCAGGTACAGGCTTTAGTACCTATA